GTATTATACTTTCCTAAGTAATCATGTGTATTGATATCATATATGTCTTCATCTTCTCCCCTTAGATACCTTCTTCCATTTATCTCTATCCCCTTCACTTCTTTCTCTATACTTTCCACGACCGATGGTGAAATATTTGATGCTTCGTCTGCGTATGTTGTTTCTTCTTCTATTTTTGTTTCTATGTCTATGTATATATCTTTTGCTTCTTCCAATAGCTTTGCTAATATTTCTCCTCCATCTTCTATCTTTTCTTCCTTTTTAATTCGCTTCTTTCTCTCCTTTTTTGGTTTTTCCTCATCACTTTTTTCTTTCTTTACTCGCTTTTTCCTCTCCTTTTTTGGTTTCTCTTTTTTTGATTGATCTAAATCTTTTGGTTGTTCTATTTCTATTTCTTCTTCTATAAATTCTTCTTCTTTTATTTCTTCCACTTTTTGTTCTTCAACGTTTTGTTCTTCTTTTAGTTCTTCTACTTTTTGTTCTTCAACTTTTTGTTCTTCAACTTTTTCTTTCTTAATTCGCTTCTTTCTCTCCTTTTTTGGTTTATCTTCATCATTTTTTTCTTTATTAATTCGCTTCTTTCTCTCCTTTTTTGGTTGTTCTTCTTTTGGTTGAACTTCTTTTTGTTGTTCTTCTTTTGGTTGTTCAACATCTTTTTCTCTCAATATTTCTTTTATAGTTTCTGATATATTATCTTCCTTTTCATCATTGATATCACTTATCATTTCTCTTTCTTCTATATTTTCATCATCTTCCAAATTTTGATCACGTATTAATTCATCCACCTTGGAAAATGCTTCTATCCTATTAAATTCATATTCTTTTGATAAATAATTTATCAACATTCGCGTCCATATCTTCATCTCACCCATTCTATTCAATTCGCAAATTTTCATGTATCCATCCATCTTGAATGTTTTGTAAATAAGATCACAAAGACCTTGTTATCACTTTTGAAATATTTGTTTTGATATACTTTGTTTGACTTTGTTTGACTTTGTTTGACTCTGTTTGACTTTGTTTTGACTTGATATGTATACAATTATATATTAATTAAGTATTTCAATTTTTATTTAAAAATATATTTTAATACTATTATTATGGATGAAAAAGTAATATCATTACTACAAAAATGTAATATTAATATTAAGTCATTATATGAATTACAAGGCACCTTAATTAATAGAGATATTTTCTTAAACTTACCTCTTTATGAATCTTTAGAAAATGATATAAATGAACTAAAAGAATTTCTCTCCTCTACAACTTTAACATCACTGCAAAAAACAGCAAAAGAAAAACAATCTTGGCCTCTATTAAATCTCATTAGACAATTACTTAAAATATATAACTTTGAAATGAAACCCATAAGAAAATGTAACGGATACGATTTAAATAAAAAAAAAAATTTATTAGATTTTTTCAGATTAATAAATGCTCTCCTTCTCCTCCTCCTTCTCCTCCTCCTCCTCCTGCTTTATCACCTTAAATTAATTCATATGTATCTGTTTCCTCATCATAGTTATATTTACTAATAATACGAGGATTATCTTTATTCTCATAAACATCCACTGTATCGTATACATTACCATTTGTATCAATATAATACACTATTCCATTTATCTCTGTTGCCTTTACAGAAATCTTTTTTATTTCTGATGTAATTTGATTCTTATCCTCTATATTCATATAACCATGTGGAGTACCCTTTGAATGTGTCCCACAATATTTATCATCATCCTTGCGTCGTCTGGTACATTGTTCATTATTTGCCTTTTTTGCCATACAACGATCAAAATATGGTACTAAATTATTTGTTCTTTTTCGTTTCAATAAATCATCTTTTTCTATGCTTATAGAAGGATAATTATTAATAAATTCTTTCAATCCATACTTAAGTTCATCTTGATTTTTATTTGAACAAAAGTCTAAAATATCTATCTTATATGTTTCTAAATATTCATTAAGCTTAATATTAATCTTCTTTGTTACAGAATTCATGATTGATGATTATAATTATTACTATAATAAATTATTATAATCAATTTTTAAATATTTTTCCTACTCTATCTGGTAATATACTATAAAATATGGCTATAGCATTTATCCATAATACAATATTTACATAATCAGATGCTGATACACTAAGAAAATTCATTATTATTGGTATTATTATATTAAAAACAAGTAATCCAAAAAATAAAATTAGTAATTGATTCATTTATAATATTATCTTATTTTTTTTCTTTTTTTCGCATTAATATATCTTTTATCGTTGTCTCTCTAGAATCCATAATTGAATTATTAATTTCCGATAATTTTTCTGGTTCATTTTTAAAAATTTTATTTAATGTATTCATTATATGTTTACCAGATAATCCTGTCTTAACCTTTCTCTGAGAATATATTAATTTACCATCATTTACATCTATCTCTCCAATATCATTGTTCTTCATCATTTTTAATAAATAATCACTTATATCTTTCTTTTCCTGTTTTTTCTGTCTTATTACCTTTTGGATTTCTCTCAATTCATTATCTAATGTCATCCATTTTTTTATAGATGAAATCAATTCCTCGTTTTTATCCATATATTATTAGTTTGTATTTTTATTCATATCCTTTTTCGGTAAATGTCTTTTACAATAAGAATTTTTGAATGGTTTATTTCTACATGTTGAACCTTTGTTTTTTCCTGTTTTTAATTTAGCAATACATGTTTGAATTACAATAGGTTTGTCATGTTTAACACAATAAATCTTAATACATTCTTTGTTACATGCATTTCCAAAATTTTTCCCTTTCTTAAAAATATATTGACATTTAGAAACTCCCATTGTTAATCGTAAAGGAGCATTTACACCCTCAATTTTTTTTTTAGAAATATCATATGGTAATAACTTATTTTGAATATTTCTACAATAAGGACATTGTAATTGACAAAATTCTAATTTATATGAATTATAAGTATTTACATGTTTCTTTTGATGATATATTTCTTTAAATATATTTTTTCTATTAAATTTATGATTACATTCTAATGTTACATATGACTCTTTTAATGGCAACCCAGAAATCAAACATTCTTCTTCATCTTCTACTTTTTCATTATCTATCATAGATATTTGTTTCATTAATTCATCATAAAACTCCATAATTAAATATATTATACTATAATTTTATCTTTATATGAATATAATGACTAAATTATGGGGTAGTATAACATGGATATTTTTCCATACTATAAGTTATCGCATTAATAATAGTTATTTTTTATCACATAGGTTAGATATACTAAATATTATTAGTAAAATATGTGGAGTATTACCATGTCCTTACTGTAGAGAACATGCTAACAAATATCTAGCGAAAAATCATTTTTATCACATCAGAACAAAAGAACAATTAATTTCTTTTTTATTTAATTTTCATAATAATGTAAATCAACGTCTACATAAAACTACTGAATCAAATTCTATATTAAATAAATATAAAACAGCTAATATAGAACTTATTTTTAAAAGTTTTTGTAATGAATATAGTAAAAAAAGACCTCATATACCTGAATATATGAATCATATGCAACGATCCCTCATTTTAAAAGACGTTAAATATTATTTTAAAAATAATGGTCATCATTTTATAAATTCTTAACTAATTTACCATTTTTATAAACTTTACACTTAAAAGTTTGTCTTGATGGTTTATTACAAATAATATTATTACTTGGACCAGGCTGAAAATATAATAATTCTTTTAATCCAGCATAATGAAATATTGCCCAATATGCAATACCAAAAACAATACCAAATAATGCACCTAGAAATACACCTAATCCTGTTGTACATTGATTCTGTACTTTAAAAAATGAATTCATACAGAATAATAATATAAGAGCAATAATAACAGGATAATTAAAAATACGATAACTTAACATAGGCATAAATAAATACACGATAGTAAAAGCAATAAATAAACTGTGAAATGAAGGACTGTTAAATTGACTATTAACAAAAGGTATATCAAATAAATTACAACTTTCTCCTGCTCGTAATTCACTTTTACTTCCTATAAGAGGTTTCATAAGCATTCCTATAAATGAGAAAATAAGAACACCTCCTAAATAAACAATACCTTTTAAATCTTTATTTAATAATGAACCCATAACTAAAAAGAATCCTATTAATAAAGGTGAAATATATGAGAAAAATTGTAAAATATTTACTAAATTAAATTCCATCGCCATTCTTATATTTTATCATCATATTTTTTTTACAAAAACATGTTTAAAAACATCACTAATATTTTCTACTTGGTAAAATTTAATTCCTTTTAGCATTTCTTTTTTTCCATATCTCTCCATAAATTTCTTAAAATCCTTCTCATTTGGTTTTGGATAAATAAATTCTGTAACACCTGCTTTAATACCACCTACAAATTTTAATTCTAATCCACCTATCTCTGTTACATCTCCTTTAAGATTAATCTCCCCTGTTATTGCCATATTATTCTTAATTTTCAAATTATTCAATAAACTATAAATACAAGTAGTTATACCAGCTCCTGCAGATGGTCCATCTTTGGGAGTTGCTCCTTCCGGACAATGAATATGTATACCTTGTAATTTACTCTTTTCAAATTGTGCTATTATCTTTTCCTGTTTCTTTTCAGAAGTTAATTTCCATGCTAATGTTTTGGCAACATTCATACTCTCTTTCATAACATCCCCCTGCATTCCTGTAAGTTTCAAATCAAAAAATGTAGATGTTAAATAAAAACTTGTTTCAATCGACAATATACCACCTTTACCTAATACATTCGCCCATAAACCATTTATAATACCAACCTCGGAAGTTTTGGCAATCTTACATGGTATTATTTCATGTCTATCTTTCAAATACTTATCTTTTAATATCTCTTTATTAATAATAATTGGAAATCCAAGAACATCATTATGTAAAACTTCCAAATTTATTTCACTTACTATTTCAAATAGTATTTCTTTTAATTTTCTTACACCTGCTTCTGCTGTATATGATTCTATAATATATTCTATTATATCATCAGTAAATTGTATTACTTCTCCCATATCAATATTCTTAAATATTTCTGGTAATAGATAATCTCGTGTAATTATAATTTTTTCTGTTGTAGTTAGAGGGTCAAACTTAATACGATGAATACGATCTAATAATATACGATCTACTGCTGAAACATCATTATATGAAAATATAAAAAGTGCCTTTGATAAATCTAAATCTATACCAGAAAAATATTTATCTTGAAATGCATCATTCTGTGTTGAATCTACCAAATGTGTTAATATACCGATAATCTCTTTACCATTTTCTGTTTTACTGACCTTATCTAATTCATCTATAAAAACAATTGGATTCATACATTTTGTTTCAATCAATATATCTACTATTTTTCCCCACGTTGAACCCACATATGTATAATTATGACCGTCTAATATACTTCCATTACTTGAACCTCCTATAGCAATAAATGAAAATGGTCTTGATCCATTCTTATCATCTTTCAAACAATAAGCTAATCCTTTTTTTGCTAATGTTGTTTTACCTAATCCTGGAGGTCCTTCAAAACCAAAACAATGACCTATTTGTTCCCCGTTCATCCATTGTCCTATTATTCTCTCTATTTGTCTCTTTGCATTCTTATGACCATAGACAGATTTATCCAATACTGAATTAACATATTTTAATGATTCTATTACTTCACAATGACTACTCTTGTATTTATCTAACTGATTTCCTAATTCTAATCCATTATTATCATCATTATGCTTATATTTATTTCTTAATTCTGTTAATATAAATGTGTTATCCGAATAGTCAGTTATAAATGATCTTATATTTTCTTTCATATAATCATTTTTTTTTCCTGAATGATTTAATTTATGTGTAATCAAACAATATTTCTTAATAATTGTATTAATATAAAATATATTTGATATTAATCCATCCCTCTTACAATTAATATATAATGTATATATACTCTTTATAAACTCTTCATTGAACTTGGATATATATTTTTCTTTCAAAATAGTGTTATACTTATTAATTTCTAATAATGAATATTGTTCTTTAATACAAATATCATCTTCTAAAAAATTTGCTATTTTATGAATATATGTTTTAAAATCAATACGTAAATCTTTAATAATATCTAAAATGTTCTCCTTTTTATAAATACCAAATGGAATCTTTAATAAACCCTCCAAATATTGCCTTGCTTTTGAACCCGTATCTTCGGATTTTGCTTTAACCTCTTTTAATTTAATAATTGCTTTTTCTTTGATATTATCAGATACGTTCATTAAACAAATCAACTGTTCTAATGGTATTTTTGTATTGTCAAAATTAGAAAGATCATTCGTATATTTTACTGTTGTTTTCATTGCATCTTTAAAATATTGTTTTACTTTCCAAGGTAAACTATCATATAATTTTGTCTGGTCTGTTGTATCAATGTGTCCATTACTATCACTGGATAATAAGTCATACAGTAAATAAGCTAAATATTGAAATTCAGCATTGTCATGTTTTAACAATAATTGTATTATTGCTGTTCGCTGTCCATATAATTCCATATTTAAAAAATCCTTTACTACATTTGATATCGTCTTTTGTTTCATTAAACATGCCTGATTAATATATCCAATATATCTATTATATAATTCTTTTGTATTATAAATTAACAATTCTTTAATAGTTAATGAATCCGTAAAACGTTGAAAATCTGTTGTATTAAATTCATCATCTATTGGAGTATTTAAAATTAAACTTTCTAATTTTGATTTTATAAATATATGATCATAACAATTGAGATATATATCATCTACAAGTCCAGAAACTAATATTGTTTTTTGCTCAATAATATTCTGAAATGCTATTTTAATACCATAAACTTTACTATAATATAATGTTATTGTACGTGCCAAATCAAAACATTCAAATGTCTCTGCTTCGTCTACTATCATAAAATCCTCCACTATTTTGTTTTTTGCGAACGATACTTTAAAATTTACATCTTTTTTTACTGGACTTACAATTGGCAATTTCCAACTCATTAATTTATAACTTACTGGATGAACTATTTTTTTTATTATATCCCATGTATCTTTATTATTCTCCGTTAACTGGGAATCAATATATACATTACCAAAACAAATCACTAATAAATCTTCTATATTTTCTGTTCCATACAATTTAAATAATGAGGATAATTGCGTATTTATTATTTGTAATCTATTTATAATATCATCATAATTACTTTTCTTTTTATTAAGTTCATTCATTTGTTTTATTTTAATTATATCTTCTGATATCTCTTCAATGTTTTTCATCGCTAAATGCATCTCATTGGAATTTAATATATCTAATCGTTTATTCTTTTGAATACTTATTATAGTTTTATGAATTATCGTTTCATACATACTGATTTTATGATTTATAGATGCTAAAACTAATGATTGTGCATCTTTTTTAAAATTCGTTTTTAAAGAGTTATTTGATTTTTGGTTCTTCATAATAAATAGAAAGAAATATATTTAGGTTTTAAAACATTATAAGTATTTTTTCGTTATTTATCGTTATTTTTATATTATTTTAAAGAATTTAAAGTTATTATTATTATTAATTAAAATGGGAATTCCTTACTATTTTTCATTTTTAATTAAAAATAATAAAAATTTATTATTATTATTGGAAAATCTTAATAAAAATATTCATAATTTTTATTTAGATTGTAACTCCATTATTTATGATTGTGTTAAAAACAATCCATATAAAAACGACACTTCTAAAGTTGAATATGAATGGTTTATTATTAAGGAAGTTTGTAATAAAATAGATGAGTATATATTTACAATTCATCCTACACAAAATATATTTATTTCATTTGATGGTGTTGCTCCTCTTGCTAAACTCAATCAACAACGTAACAGAAGATATTTGTCACAGTTTGAAAAAAAAGTGACAAATAATACACAATTATGGAATCAAACAGCGATTACACCTGGTACTGAATTTATGCATAAATTATCAGATTTTATTATTAAATATTATAAAAATAATGAAAATAAATACAATGTTCAATCTATTATTATTTCAACTAGTAATGAACCTGGTGAGGGAGAACATAAATTATTTGATTATATACGAAAAAATGAAAATGAACATAAGGATAAAACAACGATTATTTATGGAATTGATGCTGACCTTATTATGTTATGTTTAAATCATATGCATTTGTGTAAAAATATTTATTTATATCGTGAAACTCCTTTCTTTATTAAATCTCTGGATAATTCTATTGAACCCAATCATTGTTATATTTTAAATATTCATGAATTAGCTAAAGATATATTGATAAATATGAAAACATATAGTAAATATAGAATTCAAGATTATATATTTATTTGCTTCTTACTTGGTAATGATTTTTTACCTCATTTTCCATCTATTAATATAAGAAATAATGGATTTTATAAACTATTAAATTGTTATAATTCTGTATTTAAAAATACACATCTTTCTCTCACTAATGGAAAAAAAATTTACTGGAATAATCTTAGAAAATTCATAAAGATTATTGCTGATTATGAAGAACACAACCTTCGTAATGAATATATACAACGTGATAAATTAGAAAAAAGACAACGAATTACAGATGATACGTCCATTGAAGATAAATACCTTACTTTACCTATTCATCAACGAGAAATTGAAAAATATATCAATCCTTTTAAAGAAAAATGGAGAGAAAGATATTATACTTCTCTCTTTGAATTTGAACCTAGTTCATTCTATTTAAATAATGCTTGTACTAATTATCTTGAAGGATTAGAGTGGACCTTTAAATATTACAATGATGATTGTTATGATTGGAATTGGTCTTATAAATATCATTATCCACCTCTTTTAACCGATTTAATACAATACATTCCTCATTTTGATACTACTATGATTGAGAAGCAACCAAAAATACCCATACATCCGTATATTCAATTAAGTTATGTTTTACCACGAGAACATAATGAACTTTTACCTACAAATATTAGAGAGAAACTTCTCTCTATTGAAAAATATATTTACCCAGAACAACTTGATATTTTATGGGCTTTCTGTAATTATTTTTGGCAATGCCATCTTAAATTACCCACCATAAATATTAATCAATTAAAAACAATATTAAATATTTCTTAATAAATCAATATAAAATGAAAACAGTAAAAAGAAATTTAAAAACACGTCAAGAATTTAAAAACTATATTGAACAAAATAAAAATATTGTTGTTATTGTAAAAGTATCTGCAACTTGGTGTGGACCTTGTAAAAAGGTTGAACCATATATTACAGAATTATATGAAAACACACCGAAAAATATTATAATGGTAGAATTAGATGGAGATGATGATGATGATACTGTTGCATATTTAAAAATTAGAAAATTTCCAACATTTATTAGTTATGTTCATGGAGAGAAAACCGATATTTATGAAACATCTCAACCAAATGAAATTAAGGAGTTCTTTAATAAAGCCATAGCACATACGTTTTTTACATAAAATTTATACTATCTGTACTATTTTAATGGACGTAGATTTAAACATAGAAAACTATAATTTAGATGATTTATTAAATTTATTTCATTTAGAATATAAATATACTTATTCAGATCTTAAAAAGGCATTTAAAATAGTAAGTCAATTACATCCAGATAAATCTCATTTAGATTCAAAGTATTTCATATTCTTTAAAAAAGCATATTCATTATTATTAAATATTTACAAATTTAAGATTAAACCAACTGAACGTAACACAAATTTTAATGATAAGGAAAAAATAAAACTCCTAGAAAAAATAAAAGATAAAAAAAATTTCAATGATTGGTTTAATAAAATGTATGAAGAACACGTAAATGTATTTGATGAAGATAAAGATACAGGTTATAATGATTGGTTTAGAAACGAAAAGGATGATAATAATGATGTTAAATTAAACAGCGCATCCCAATTTGAAGATTTCTTTCATCAGAAAAAGAAAAATTCTCAATTAGTTAAACAAAATGATATACAAGATATTAATGAAGCATCTGGATTATATTCTTTATCACGTGATAGACCAATAGAATATTCATCAGATGTATTTAGTAAATTATCTTATGAAGACTTAAAAAAAGCACATACAGAAACAGTTGTTCCTGTGACCATTGATGATTATAATAATAGACAAAAATTCAATACTGTTCAAGAATTAAATATTCATAGAAATAAACAAAACTTGAAACCATTAAATAAAAAAGAAGCAAATGATTATTTATCTCAACGTGAACAAGAAGAGAATAAAAATGACATTAGAAAAATATACAAAATTATCAAACAAGATGAAGAATACAACAAATGTAATAATACATGGTGGAGTAAATTAAAACAACTAACTTAAATTAAAATATAATAATTTAATATATGAATATTAGTGAATATTTGTCATATTTTTTAATAATAACTGCGGCAGGAGCACTATACAGTAAATATAAAGAAAAAACAGATTTACAATGTAAATTACAAAATAACAATTTAATACAAAATTTTTTATTAAATAATAATGAATTAGGCACTAATACTAAACCAATTCTATGGATTCATACATCACACTATACTAACGCTCGTTACTGGCCTAGTTTTTTTTCAAGAAATACAACTGAAATCAATCAACCTTATATTATATTATGTATTGAAAACATTATTAATCAGTGCTCTAATGATTTTAATGTTGTTCTTATTGATGATAAATCCTTTACTAAATTAATTCCTGGTTGGTCTATTGAAGTAGAAAATTTACCTGATCCTATTAGATGTCACACAAGACAATTAGCTATAATGAAACTTCTATATTATTATGGAGGATTAATATGTCCTAATTCTTTTGTTCCCTTAAAAAGTTTAAAAAACTTATATGAACAAAATATCAAAGTCCACGACTGCTTTGTTGGAGAATTTGTAGATAGAAATAGTACATCTGCACTGGTTAATTTCTTTCCAAATCCTAGATTAGTTGGATGCAAAAAAAATTCATCATCATTAAGAAAAATCGTACAATACCTGGAATTACTAAATTCAAAAGATTATACAAATGAATCTGACTTTTTAGGACAATTAAGTCGTTATTTATATAAATTATGTAATGAAAATGAAATGACTAGTGTTGATGGTTCACTTTTAGGAATAAAAGATACCGATAATAATCCTATTCTTATTAATGATTTATTAGGTAATTCTTATTTAAAATTAAATGATAAATGTGTTGGTATTTATATTCCTGCTGATGAAATCTTAAAACGAACTCATTATCAATGGTTTGCACGCTTATCAAGAGAACAAATTCTTGAAGGAAATATGATTATTAGTAAATATTTTATTCTCTCTTTACAAAATAACAGTTAAACTATTTTACATTTGTATAAATCATAAGTAAATAAAGATAATTCTATTTCATGCTCATGTTTAGTATGAAATATAGTTATGTAACGACATATAATTTCTATTATTTTATATTTTAAATCATCATCTATTGTTTGACAATGTTTAATAAAAATAAAAAAATTATCTAAAATATCTATTACAGAATATCCTTTATTGTATATATTATTCATTATAATGATTCCCTTCATTAAATCATGTTTAACATAAAGCTTTGTTATATAATTATTAAAATCTTGAAAACTAATATTTGAACATATATTCTTGGCAACAGATAATGTAATTGTCTCATTTAATATTTTAAATTTTTCCATATAGTTTAATAATAATCGTATTGAATTATTACACAACTTAATAATAAATTTATCTATGTTTGGTTCAATACTTATTCCCTCATTCTTTCGTATTTTTTCAAATATTTTCAATAAACTCACATTAGATATAGAACTCATTTTTATTATATTAAACCGTGATTGTATACTATCCGTGATTTTTTGTAAATTTAAACACGATGCTAAGAAAAATACATTATGACTATATTTATCTATAAAATTTCTAAAAATTTGTTGGCTCTGTTCATTAATACTATCTAAATCATCCAAAATAATTATTTTCTTTTTGTTATTAATCTTTGATGGAATTTGACAAAATGTTTTTACTTCATTTCTAAAAAAATTAATACCATATTCATTAAGACTATTAATATGCAATATGTTATCTTCATATTTTACATCTATGTCGGTATCTTCTGTATAATATTCATTAACTATGACATTTAAAAGTGTAGTTTTTCCACATCCTGTATTTCCAACAAATAATATATTTAAATTATCTAATTTAATGAGAGAGAAAATGATTTCTTTACTATTTTCATTTAATTCTATATCAACTAATTTAGTTGGACAATATTTTTTTAAAAATGGAGTATTATTCATTATTTCGTTAATAAAGATTTAAGTTTATATTTATTTATATCTATACAATGAACTATTATAAATTATTGGAACTTGACGAAAAAGCAACAACAAGTGACATAAAAAAGGCATTTAGACGACTATCTATGAAATATCATCCTGATAAACCTAATGGTAATGAAGAAAGATTTAAAGAAATTAATCAAGCATATAGTATTTTATCAGATGAAACCCAAAGAATAAAATATGATAGAGAGAATATAAAATATTTTGATAACATTTCATTTGATAATAATCTAATTAATAACCTATTTAATAAAATTAATAATAATAACAACCTTGACTTTTTTACTAAAAATATGAAAAATTTTAAAAAACCTATACCAATCATTAAAACTATTGAAATAACATTTAATCAATCTTTTGGAGGACATAGTTATCCTTTAGAAATTGAACGATGGATTCATGATAATGGAGAGAAATATAGAGAAAATGAAAAAGTTTATATTGATATACCTAAAGGCATAGATGAAAATGAACTTATTATATTACGTTCAAAAGGTAATATTATTATTAATGAAACAGAAGAAATCAAAGGTGATTTAAAATGTTTTATCAAAATTATTAACGATACCCCATTCATTAGAAACGGATTAAATATTATTTATCATAAACATATTACACTAAAAGAAGCTCTTTGTGGGTTCTCATTTGAACTTAATTATATAGAACAAAACAAATTTATTATTAATAATAATAATATGAAAATCATTAGTCCAGGATTTCAAAGAACAATACCTAATAAAGGATTTGAACGTAATGGAAAAACCGGTAATCTCATTCTTATTTTTAATATTATTTTTCCAACAGAATTATCTGAAGAACAAATAACCAATCTAAATAAAATCCTCTAAGAAATACGTTTTGTTGGAATCTCTGCTGATACAATATAAATAGAATTCTCAGTCATAATAATGTATTCTGTCTCTACTTTAAAAATTTTACTAATAGGACTTGTATATTCATCCTCACTCTTAACTAAAAGCTTCTCCCCATTATCACGAACTCCAATAAGAACCTCTTTATCACAAGAAAGAGTCCAATAATCTAATAGAATAGGTTTATCTTCTACAATAGCAATTTTAGCAGCATGTTGAAATGTTGCATTCTGTGGTAATTTATAATTTAGTTGATTCTCGGAAGATTGCTCCATTTATATAATATAAATTATGGTTCTTTAAATACTTATATAAAAAAAACATTATATATAAATATAAATGAACGATAATCTCTATGATGACAAAAATTACAATAATAATTTTGAAAATGAAAATGATGTAATTAAGTTTATTATTCAATATGAAAAAATAATAAATAATTATTTAGATAATATCATCTCAAATATAAAAACTTCAAATATGACTCATTACAAATTTATTATTATAAATGGTTTAAAAGCATTAAATCATATTTTTAATTTGCTATTATTATACACTAAAAATCTTAATTTAACTCTAAAACATTGTGAAAAATCGCATTACTTCTATGTTGAATTTATTAATCAAATTAGTTATGATAATCAAAATTTTTTACAACTTAACTCTATTGATGCTATTTTATTTATTTATAAAAAAACTATATATGATATTAATCCTGAATATAGAAAAAAATTCACATTAGATAATGAAAATGATAATAATATATTAAAAAAAATCAATACAATAAATAAAGTAATTTATAAAATTAGAAATTATATCATAAATAATAGTAAAATTACTATTGACGATAAAAATAATATTATGAAACATAATGATGACATTATTACTCTTACAAAAAAAATCATTATGTTAAATAATGAAAAAATTAGTAATTTAAATAACTTTATTGATATTTTATTAAATAAAAAAAATGATACATCTATATTTATTGATCTTATAGAAGCATTTATAAAAAAAAATAAAAAAAAAGAAATTAGATTATCACTAATTAATAACAGATTACAATCTGAAGATTATGATTCTTTAATACATACAAATAAATTTATACCGTGGTTATTTCATTTTTAATATAGATTTGTTTATATTTACATTTCTTCTTTGGTTTTTTCTTTTGATTTATAACATTATTATCCATATTTATATTTTTATACTCTTTATATAATATATCTTTTATATACAAATATATATCATACAACTGTGTCTCGTCACATTTTCCAACTATTAATATACTTCCCGTTCTAAATATCATAAATGATACATTGATATTTTCTTTTGTATAAGTACATTTTATTCCTGGATAACTACAAGGATCATACTCTATTGGCACATTATATTTATATTTTAATATTTCAGAAAATTTATCTCTATTAATATAATATCCACAATTAAAATTTGAATTAATCAATACGGTATCTATATCATCAGAATAATAATCTATATCTATATTTAATATTTTTGATAACATTTGTGTTAGTTCTGATAACGTTTTAACTAATAATTCATCTGTTAACATACCAGGAAATGATATCTTTCCAGAATTAAATATTTTCATATTAATTTCTTTATATTCATTATCGTAATATATTCTATATACTAATACACAACAATTGAAGAATGCTTTCTTTACCTTAGTTCTATAACATAATAAATCCTTCTTTGAAATTCCAACATTAATTTTACATACATAATTAAAATTTTTATTATATCCATTTGGATCATCTACATGTTTTATCGTACTTATATTTAAACATTTAATATTTTTTTTTATCTCTTGTAATTCGTCATAATTCTCTTTACTATGACAAGAGTATTTTACTTGCTTCTTAATTATACCATTCGTTCTATCTGTATAATTAATTATAGGTATTTTCCAAAATATATCTTTAATATTAATATTTTTTATACTTAAATTAGTTATTTTAGTCTTTGTGGAAATACAAATATCACCACATTTTGGCATTTCATTATTTAAATCCAATTTTGATACATTGTCACTTGAATCATGACTATATTCTGAATTTAAAAAGGATTCCCATTCATCATTTAAATCAGCCATTTTTTTATTATTTATTTAAATATATTTTATATCAATTTATTTTTTTCTATATATAAATTAAATGAATTCTCTTTTGACATATGAAGATGAAAAATTAACCAAAAATGAAACAACTTCTGCATCTACATCTACCTCTTTAGAAATAACCCATTCTAAACCAATTGAAATTCATTATGATAATAGTCTTCCCCAATATGATTTAAAAACTGAACGGTTTTTCCCTCCTATGTCTAATTCACCAAATAGATTTATCAAAACTTTAGAACAACGTCTATCCAAATATTATAACTGAATTGTTTGCAACTTTAATAATGAAAATTTTAATGTATATCGAGGATTTATATTTATATTGTGTAAAACAAATTTTACAAAAGTAAAAAATACTTCATAATCTTTAGGAAAAATTTTATTATTCTTTATCAAATAATTAAATATTGATATCAATATTTCGCTCTGTTCAATATTATATTTATTACTTATACTCTTGAACGTCTCCATTAATTCATTTATTGTTACTTTATCTACTATATTATTAATAATTAACTCTATATCTGTGTCATCATATAATTCTATACATGATAATATCTCTTGATTTGATTGTATATAATTTATCATACTACGTATATCTGCACTAAATTTGTTTTGGATTAATCCTATTTTCTTACTTGATACTTTAACATTCTCTGATTTCACTATTTCATTCAAAAATTTATTAATTTCTCTCTTTGGTAATTCATTAAAACGCAAACGAATAAATTCATTTTGTAACGAAACATCTATTCTACTTATATAATTACATATTAAACAATATCTTACATTATCCATATTTTCTTGAATTAAGAACCTCAACGCTTGTTGTGCATTTTTTGTCATATAATCTACTTCATCTAAAATAACAAATTTTAATCCTTTTCCAAAAATAGCTTTTGAATTTACAAATTGTTGTATTTGATTTCTTATTACATCTATTCCACGATCATCTGATGCATTTAAATGTATTATTAATTCATTATCTTTCTTAGAATTACATTCTTGATATTCCTTTATCAAATTAATGATAGTTGTTGTTTTTCCAGTTCCTGGAGGTCCATAAAATAATAAATTTGGAAAATAATTATCCTTTATTATATTATTTAATATTTTCTTATTTAAAGTTGATAATACTATGTCATTTAGATTTTTTGGTCTATACTTCTCTACCCATGGTATATTTTTCATTAATTCTAATTAACTATAATATTTAAATTATTATTAAATTATTAATAAATTGATATAATTATTATTTTTTAATTCACTAATAAAATGGAAAAACAATATCAACAAACAGGGAATTTACAAGTTATTATAGGTCCTATGTTTTCAGGAAAAAGTACATATCTTATTAAACAATATAATAATTATAAAAACAATGGATTTAAATGTTGTGTTGTTAATTATATTGATGATAATAGATATGATGAGTCTATGCTATCTACTCATGATAAAATGATGATTCCCTGTATAAAGTTAAGAGAGTTAAACCCCATATTGAACCATGATTGTATTGATAATCATGATATATTCTTTATTGATGAAGGTCAATTCTTTCATGATTTATATGATGTTGTATTCAAATTAACTGATATATATAATAAAATTGTATATGTATCTGGATTAACAGGTGATTTTAAAAGAGAGAAATTTGGTAAAATACTAGATCTTATTCCTATATGTGATAATGTTATTAAACTATGTGCAAAATGTAATCAATGTCAAAAAGATGCACATTTTAGTTATCGCTTATCAAACGAAGACAATCAAAAAATTATTGGTTTCTCTAATTATATACCCTTATGCAGATTATGCTATAATATATTAAATAAAAACAACTTAAATTAATATTTATTTAAGTTGTAATGAATAAAGAACCCAAAAAAAGAGGGAGAAAACCAAAAGGAGGAAAAATAATTACACCTAGTGAAAAAAATAAAACATGTTCTGTTATTCAAAAACCTAATATTATATTACATCTTAAATGCAATAGCAAAAATTTATTAAATAATAAACTAATATCAAATACTAATTATAATCCAAATATTGAATCTATTCAATCATATGATTGTTATAATAACCAATTTTTTAATTTAGAGGAAAATAAAAATAATATTTGTAATAATAATAATATTAATAGTATTAATAATGATAATAATAATGATATTACTTCATTTGTAACATCAACACAAAATATGGAAAATAATTTACCATTATCAAACACAGATGAAAACAATAACAATAATAATAATAATAATAATAATAATAATAATATTAATATTAATAATAATAATAATAATAATAATTTAAAAACTACTATTGTAAATAATAAACAATTATGGAAAAAAATTTCAATTCTTAATGAAAATTTTCATCATAATGAAATATGTAATAAGAAAAGTTCATGTTTTTGGTGTACATATCAATTTAATAATCCTACTATTTATATCCCTAAGCAATATACTAAAAATAATTATGAAGTTTATGGATGCTTTTGTAGTCCAGAATGTGCTACTGCATATTTATTTAATCAAAATATTGATAATTCTGTAAAATGGAACCGATATTATTTGTTAAATCATCTTTATGCAAAACATTATAATTATACTAAAAATATTAAACCAGCACCTAATCCTTATTATCTATTAGACAAATATTATGGTACTTTATCTATTGATGAATATAGACAATTATTAAATGATGAAAAGATGATATTAGTTATTGATAAACCTATGACAAAAATTGTGCCTGAAATTTTTGAAGATAATAATGAATTTATAAATAAGAGTAATACAACTATTAATCATTTGAATGTTAATAAATCTAGTGTTATTAATGATAATTTTAATATGAATTAAAGATCTATCACTGTTGTAGTTTTTGGGGGGTCTTCTGTAATTATTTCTTCTGTATCGGATTTATTTTCATCTTCTTTTATTTTTTTGTTTTGTTTTGCCTGTTCATATGCCTCTTTTTGTTGTTTCATCTTATTTTGTAATTGCGCTTGATGAGCTTTTTCTTTAATATTATCATCTAAAAAATTTCGTATATTTGAATATATATTCTGATTTACTGATTTTTTCTCTTCATGGTGTTCAATTACTTTATCATCCGTCATATATTCTTTAATTACTAATAAATAATTATTATTATTTTTTTTTAATCTTTCAATAACTTCTTCTTTAGTATAGTCTGTTTGTCTAATAATCAATTCAATAATTTGGTTATTACGAATATCACAAACTTTCTGTTTTAATTCATCATTCGTCATATTTTGAGCTTCTTTGTTAATTTTTTCTGGATCCATATAAATTATTTAAATAATATAAAAAATTGAAATAAACGATTAATAACATAATTAATATATTATTAATCATGACTAAATATATTAAAAACATTGAGATTTCTGTTCTATATGAAATAATTCAGGATATTAATCCTGATTTATCTGATAAATTAGAACATTGCTTCAATAAAATAAATAATTTAGTTATTAAAATAGAAAAAATTAAAAATAAATTCAAAAAGTTAAATCAAAAGAATACTAAAACTATAACAAAAATTAGTAATGAAAATATTGAATTACGAATATCTGAAATAACAGATGAAAAATTAAATTATACATCCGAACAGAATGATAATGATAATAATATTAATGAACATATTAATGAAAAAATTCATGATGAAATAAATGTTAATAAAGAAGAAACTTATGATGAGGTAGAAGTAGAAGAAGTTAATAATGAAGTGTCTGATTTAGAAAACGAAGAAGTTAAAGTTGTTAAAGTTGAAGAAGTAGATGAAGATGAAGAAACTGATGATGAAGTAGAAGTTGAAGAAGTTGAAGAAACTGATGATGAAGTAGAAGTTGAAGATGAAGAAGTTGAAGAAACTGATGAAGAGGAAGAAGTTGAAGTAGAAATAGAAGAAGTAGAAGTTGAAGAAGTAGAAGAGGAAGAGGAAGAAGAAGAAGTAGAAGAGGAAGAAGAAGAAGAAGAGGAAGAGGAAGAGGAAGAAGAAGTAGAATTAGAAAAAGAAGATGAAGAAGAGGAAGAAGAGATAGAATTAGAGGATGAAGAAGAAGTAGAAGAAACTGAGGAAGAAGAAGAAGAGGAAGAAGAAGTAGAAGAGGAAGAGGAAGAAGAAGAAGTAGAATTAGAAAAAGATGATGAAGAAGAAGTAGAAGAAGAAGAGGAAGAAGAAGAAGTTGAAGAAGAAGTTGAAGAAACTGAAGAAGAGGAGGAAGAAGAAGATTTAGAAGTTGAAGAATTTATTTATAAAAATAAAACCTATTTTGTAACAAATACAACTGATGGAATTGTTTATAGAAATGATAATAATGATGTAGGTGATGAAATTGGTATCATTAAAAATGGAAAAATTAAATTTCAAAAAAAGTAAATATATGACTAATATATAAATGGTATTAGCCTCAACTTGTACACCAGCATTAATTTATATAATTTTTTCATTAGTTCAAATTATTTTAGATATTAGCAAAGGATTATATAATACAGCATTAGTTAAATTTTTTGTTAGTTTCGTATTCAGTTTACTACTTAACATTTTATGTAAACGAGGCTTAAGTATTATATCATGGTTTATTGTTTTTATTCCATTTATTTTAATGTCTATTGTTATTAGTATTCTTCTTTTTGTAATTGGATTAGATCCATCTACAGGTAGTATTACTAGTAATGGAAAAAATATTACAAATAATATTAATGATAATAAACTACAAACTCAATTTACACAACTCAAAAAAGATTATGCTGCTTTAAACGAAACAGTTAATACTAATACATTATCTTCTGATACATCAAAACATAATACTCAACAAGATTATGATTACTTTAAAAAATGATCTTTTTTATTTATAAATTATAATAAAGTTATTTAGAGAAATTTACAATGGTTATTATAATGGTTGTATTATTTGATTTTTTGTTTTGTTCTTTTAGTATTGTAATATTATATAATATGATTTCTCACTGGAAAAAATATATTATAACCCCTGTTACTTATATAACATGGAATATATTTAAATATACCACTATTATACGTGATTTTTTTACTGATTGTTATAAAAAATATCTAAAACATCAAAACACCTATTTTTTAACCTATAACAGTTATAGTAACACTACCAATATGGATAAAGTATATACCAATGATGATAATGAAGATGTTTTTGAATTTTATAAAAATAAAATAAATGAATCTACTTTAATAATTAAAATCTACAATAAACAAAATAAACAAGTTTTTATTCGTATTAGTCCAGAAACTCTTTTTCAAGAATCATTATACGAAAATATTATTCCAGCTACAAATCCCTTTATAAATATTGATCTTGAACAAGATAATACTTTCTATCCTATTTATGAACATTTTAAAAAATTCTGTATTAATAATAATACTATACTTGATAATCTATTTTTAAAATGGTATCTTTTATACTTTTATAATATTACACTTGCAGATAAATATAAATTACACATAATGGATAAATATGTTACATCATCAATATTAAATGAAACAACAGATAACACTTTAGTCGTTAAAGCTTAAATTTAAATATACAATAATGTAAATAATATAAAAATAATATATTTATAATATAAAATGACCGAAGCTTGTGAAAAATATCACACTTTATCTGATAAATGGGTTCTATGGGCTCATTTACCACATGATACTAATTGGTCATTATCTAGTTACAAAAAAATCTTAAAATTTACAACGATTGAAGAACTTATTACATTATATGATAGTATGTCAGAAACATTAGTTAAGAATTGTATGCTTTTTCTTATGAAACATAATATTAATCCTATTTGGGAAGATAAGCAAAATCGTAACGGTGGGTGTTTTTCATTTAAAAGTAGTAATAAAAATGTTTATATAGCATGGAAAAACCTTTCATTTTACCTTGTAGGAAATACTCTTACAGAAAATGACAATTTAATGAAAAATATTACAGGCATTACAATATCTCCTAAAAAATCATTTTGTATTATTAAGATATGGGTTAATTGTTGCGAATTTCAAAATCCCACTATTTTGGAACGAGTAAAAAGTCTTAATTTTCAAGGATGTTTGTTTAAAAGACATATCGCTAAAAATTAAGATGAACTTGATGGTAAAGGAGCCAAACATAATTTTATTTGTCCTAATGAAGCAACTGAATATTTTACTATTAATGGTAATTCATTTTCTAAGTAAATTTCAATATCATCACATAAATTTGTACATTTAATAAAATATCCCAGATTTTTTAATGAAAATTCTCCTTGAATTATCTTTGATGAATCTTGTTTCTTTATAAATTGCATATTTCCATCTGATTCTTCTCTCCTTAATTCAGCATCTGCAAATGGACCTTTACATTTAAAAATTAATTCATCTCCTACTGACTTTATCTCTAATCGCTCTGAAATATTAGACAAATCACGAATAATTTTCTGAAAATCTGTTGATGGTAAATTAATAATAGATGAAAATTTAACATCTGGTATCTCTAACTCTTCCTCTTCAGGTTCTATTAATTTTAACTTCTGAATCTTTGTCTGTTTAATATGTCCATTCTCAAATTTCAAACCAAGATGATCAACTATACCATCACTATACTCATGTTCCTCAATAAAAATCGTTAATGTATCATCATTATCTATTGTATTAATTAACTTAAATAAATGAAACATATTCACACCTATTACAATTTTGGGATACTTACAATAATAATGTTGAAAATTTTCTGCTTCCAAAAATAAATGAGCTAAAATTGTATGTGATTTATCCATATTAATAATACGTATTCCATCTTCTTGAAATGTTATATTTGTTTCCAATAATATATCTTTTAAAGCTATCATTAATATACGAAATGGTGATATTTGAATCGTTGATATTTCTAAAACGTTTTCACCCATATATCTATTTTATATATCAATCTTTAAATACTTATAATATTTATAATTTCTTCAATACTAAGATTCTCATAATGCATTAAATATTCTTGAAATACTTTTAATAATATTACTATCATAGTTAATCCAATTTTATAGATATTATCTATTTTGTAATGAGTAAAAATATTAAAAAGAATACTCAACTCTAAGAAAAAATTTGGGAAAAAAAAGAGAACCTTTTTCTCTCCCTTATTAAATGAAATCAGTGTACCAATAAATCTAAATATAAATAAATATAATAAAACTTGAGTATATTTTGCTTCTATTTCTTTTGATTTATAAATATAATCTAATAAAAATATATAACAAAACGTATCTGATATCTTATCTATAAATAAATAATCTCGTGATCTACATAATTCATTATTAAATATAGATTTACCATGTAATAGTATAGGTATTACACAATCTAAAATTGTATCCGTTAAATAAAAATAAATTATCTTCATATAAAAACTTATTGTGTCTGAATTAAAAATAAAATAACATAAAATTACCTTTATAATTGATGGAATTAATAATTTATAGTCCATATATTTATTACAAATATATTTAAATATATAATAACTTACTATATATTATTATGGATAAATATATATGTATCATTAAAAAACTGTATGAAGATTATAAAACAAATGAATATGCTATAAATAAAATTAACTCAATCATTGAAAATATTCCTAATAAGATTGAAGAACAAATTATATTAAAAAATAAGAGAGAAGAACGTTTTGAAAAACTAATAGATGAAAGTGATATATTTATCCGTTATTTTATCAATAATTTCCAATTTTATTATATTCCTATTACTGAATTATTTATTGAATATAATAATAATAATAATAATTATGTACGTATTAATGAAGATAATATATGGTCTATTGTCCTACAACATATTAATAAAAATAATAATATTATTCCTTGGAAATATAAAATTAAAACAAATATTATAAAACGCATTAAAGATTGCTATTTACTTAACGAAAATAATATACCCAATACGGAAACCATACAACAAACTCTCAAATTATTTATGGATATATTTAGTATCACAAAAGAGGAAACTAAATATGTTCTTACTATTATAGGTGACAATTTGTTAAAGAAAAATACTCATTTAACTTATTTTATTCCATTAAATTGTAAAAAAATATTTCAATTCATTTCTGATTATGCTTTCTTCTATTTAAAATATTCTCGTAATCCTATTGACACATTTAAATATAAATATCATTATCACGAACTTTCTAATTGTCGTCTTATTAATATACATAATTCCTTTCAAAAATATGAACATAAACATAACATTAAAAATAATATCCTTAATATTATTTGTGTTGCAACACATTATTCACATAGATTTATTAATGCTGATCATTTTATTACTGAAATTTGCAATAATAATGAATTAAAAAGATATTCTCTCTATTTAAAAAATAATAATATTCAAACTATTATATCTAATTTTAAATCAGAATATTTACAAGAAAAAGACGACTCTGATACAATTACACTTAATTTCAGCGATATGAATTATCTATGGAAAGAATATTTAAATGAAAAAGGCATTCCTATCCTTATTTATTCTACTGAACTCATTGATAAATTAAATCTACCTTATAATAATAATACTAAATTTTTTAATCATATCATTAGCAATAAAATTGGATATGTTAAGCATTTTAATACCTTTTGGAATCTTTATATTGATGAAGATGATACCGAAAGTGATTTTGAAATTAATGAATTAACTACACTTTACGTACAATGGTTAAAAGAAAATAATAAAAATAATACTCATTTTAATATTGACGAAAATAAAATTATTGCTATTCTTAATCATTTTTATAATAATATTGAAATATTTGATAATAAATATTTACAAGGTATTAAATGTAAATTATGGAACAAAAAAAATGATATTCAAACTTTTATTAAATCACAAAATTTTATATATCCAACGTCTATACATCAACTATATCATTTATATTGTCAAAATAATCATAAACTCAATGTCAATAAACAATATTTTACAACATTTTTATATGAATGGATAGTACCATGTCATATAAATCAAGATATTATTGATCCTTTATTTTGGGAAAATATACAAGATGCCTAAATATTTATTTCATATAAGGTTTTCGGCTTTTGCGTACATAATGTCCTTTACGGTGAAATACTTTATCTCCTTTTTTTGTGGTAAAGTCTAAACGACCTGGGTGTGTTTTAGAAGGAGTTCCTTTACGATATCCACGAGTTGAACGACGTTTTTTAAGAGTTTTACATTTAATCGCACCGAAATGTCCTTTGCGTGTACAATATCCAGCTTTTACTAAACGTCTATCTTTCTTTGCTGTTTTGTGTTTTTTGAGAGAAACAATACGTCCACTTTTATTTTTCATTAAGTTTAATTTAGTTAATCCACCTGATGTTTTATACGCTGTTCCATGATGAACTTGCGCACGTGATCCTTCTAAAACTGGGAATTTTTTCCCTTTAACATGATATGAACCATCACTCTGTTTTGTAATTCGTTTTACCATTATATATTAATTAAATATTATTTTTTTTAAAATATTTTAAAAAAACATTTTTTATAAATTATTATTATTATTATTAAAAAATAATATTAATAATTATTATTATCTAATTCGTGCTCCACTACTTAATTTTCGTGCACACTTTATTCTACTAGATACTTGTTGCTTAATAAAACTACTATCTTGCTCAAATCCATCACTACAATTATTATAACAATGATAATTCTTTTTACTATAAGGATTTGAACGTTTAATACGACAACAATGAGTTAATGATTCACTATTCCCTGTCATAACATTATGAAAACAACATAATTGTGTTTTTCTTACTCCTGGTGGCTGTATTCCCATTATTATAACACTATAAATTATCTACAATCAACCAACCATAAGAATTCCTTTATATCTTCTTTATCCTCTACTCTCTTATAATTTGCTATTCCTTTTAACTTATTGTAAGTCTTATGCTCTACTGGTATTTTCATTACCTTTCCCTTTTTACTTAATATTTGTGTTATTTCATCCAAATCTATTAATCCTCCATTATTATACGATAAAAGTATAAATTTTGCATCTATATTTTTTATTAAATCTCTAAATGCTATCTTTGCTCTCGTATAACTATTATAATCTGATGTTTTCCATTTTTTCTCTTGACCTCGTGTTGTATCTGGAATCTCCACACTCATATCCCAATTATTTATAACATCTAACAAAAAATAATATGTACAATATGGATGTTTATTATATGGCGGATCTAAATAAATTAAATCTAATTGTGGTAGATTTTTTACCCATTCATTTGTATCCGTTTGACTTATTTGCATATCACACTGATTTTCTGAAAATAATGGTAAAGTTAATATAATTGATTTCGTTATTCTATTTATATCTATTTCATTCTTTCCTCCATAATGTCCCTTTGTTCCTTTTTTGTAATAAGCCGCAAAATGCCCACTTGTATTTGTATGTATTGATGCTTCCACTATTAAACGTCCTAATAAATAATATTTATATTCTTCAGATACCATATTATCTATATAATAACGATATGCATCTATACGATATGCATTTTCCTGTGTATAATATACTCTCTCTGTTTCTTTTATATCAGTATCACTTAAAGGAGCCCAATATTTCTGTATCCATAAAGGTACAACGGGACTTTTAGCCACATAAGCATTTGCTTTTTCAATTACTTTCTCTAATTGATTAATATTTACATTATTAGATAAATAACATTGATTTAATGTATACGAATATCCAGCTATATCATTAACAAATAACTTGGATGCATGATTTTTCATTAATCTAGAAACTATACCCGAACCTGAAAATCCATCGCCTAAGATTAATCTATCCTTTCCTAATTCCAACTTTACATCATCCAATATCTTCTCTATTAATGGAATAAATTTTCTCTTGTTTCCCATATACGTAATAATTTGGTCTTTAAGATACATTTATGCTATTCTAATATTTATTAAAAACTTATTCTAACCTATTACTTAACCAATTATAAGCATTTTTAAATAATATAAACCACGGAGAATAATTATATCCGTCATGTATTTGCTGTTTCCATCCGAGATGATTAGGAACCCATGGTACCTGCCATTTTAAAAAACATCGCTCCGGATGAGGCATCATTGCCATATGACGACCATTCTTTGAAACAACAGCTGCTCTTCCTCGTTCTGAACCATTTGGATTTTGAGGATAATTTGTTGTGGCTTGAAAATATTCATCAACATATCTTATTGGACTATCTATAGAAACATCTTTAACAACTATTTTTCCTTCCTTATGAGCACACCATATTCCTAAAACCATTGTTTCCATATTTTTTAAGAATATTGAATTAGAATCATAAATACGAACTGCAGCAAAACGTGATTCAAAACGCCCTGAATTATTTTCTTGTAATTCAATATTAGGTATTATTCCCAATTGTGCCATTACTTGACACCCATTACATACACCCAAACTAAATGTATCTTCCCTCCTATAAAAATCTTTAAATTCATTTAATACATCCTTATTGTATTTAATAATTGATGCCCATCCTGTTCCAGCACCTAATACATCTGCATAAGAAAATCCTCCTACAAATACTATTCCTTTAAAATTATTAAGTGTTATTGTCTTTTCTATAATATCATTCATATTAATATCCCATACTTCAAAACCAGCATGATAAAATGCTGATGCCATCTCTCTATCACCATTACTTCCTTCATCTCGTATTATTCCCAATTTATATTTTATTGTTGGAATATGCATTGGTATATTATACTTTATTGCAGATGGCACAAAATATTCAATTTCATTATAATTTATATGATAATTTAATTCTTTCTTTACTAATCCTATTTTTGATTGTCTTCGCTCTATATTATAACTAATAGACTCCCAATAATAAATTATATGAGAAAAACGGAGAGAACAAATGGGTATAATATCTTGTAGTATACGCTGTTGTAAATGTATTTTTTTATCGCTTATAGGTTTTCCTACATATCTCACATAACTTTTAAAAAATTTTATATCATTCAAAAATTCTTCATAATACTTATCATATATCTGTAATACTACTCCCAACTCTTCATTGAATAAATAATGAAATATATTCACGTTTGGTATATTAAAATAACAACCTATATTTCCAGCAATGCACATTTCTACTATTGTTGTTATAAGACCACCATCGCTCCTATCGTGCAAAGCTATAATTTTATCTTCTTGAATATATCTCTGTATTACATTAAATACATATGTAAATTCTAATGGATTATTAAAATCCGGTGTTATTCCTTTATGAAAAATATTATTAGTATGCATAAATATACTTCCACCCATTCGCATTTTATTATAACCAAAATCAATAAACAATATAGATGATTTTAAACATGGCTTCATATTCGGTGTTACTTTTTTATAAATATTCGGTACAGGTGCATAAGATGTTAATACTAATGACCCCGGAGAATTTACTGTTCCTTGCAATGTTTGTGTTGTCATTGATAGACTATCTTTTCCACCATCTATTCCTATTTTCATCACTTTTAAAAATTCTACTAAGGAATCTACTGCCGTAAATAATTCAAATTTTTGTTCTTTTGTTGTTGCTGGCCACATCCAATTAGCAGATAATTTAATATCATGTATACTTGATATCTTTACTCCCATTAAATTTGTTAACATCTCTCCTACGGTTAATCGTGCCATCTTCTCAACATCTAATAATCCTTTTAATGGCTGTTCTCCTACTGATGTTGCTACTCCCGTTAAATCAAAATGAGATTGTGCTAAAACACTATAATCACTAATTGGTGTATGATTTGGTCCTACACACTGTTGTTGTGCTACTAAACCTGTTACACTTCTATCTACCTTATTTGTTAAATAACGTTTAGAACCTACACACGGATTTTGTAATACTGAATAAATTAAAGACTCTAATGACTTAATATCATAATTAATATTTACTGGATAGCAATTCTTTAGTATATTAGTTGCAATACTATAATTCTTTTGTGGCATATCACCTAAAAAATATTTCAAATCCAAATCTATCGGATAATGTATATCTTTTGGTATTAATTTCTTAGAAAAATCCGTTACTTTAATAATACCAGTATTATCTACTCTACCTATTATCGCTAATGGCACATTTTCTCTCTTTGCTATATTTTTTAATAATGATAAATTATCATATGACGCCAATATTTCACATTGTTCTTGATATTCTGCTGTCCATAACTCTAACATCGTCATTGATGAATCACCATTAATTACCTTATTTATATCTATTAATGCTCCCTTAGGATATACTATTTCTTTCGTTACATTACCCATTCCTCCTGCGCCTTGGTCATGTATACTTAAAATAGGATTATTATTCTGTTCTATACATCCACGAATAAACCGATTTAATTTATTTCCCATTTCTGGATCTCCTCGTTGTACCGCACTAAAATCATTTGATTTATAATCTTGCAATCTACTTGAAGCTGTTCCCCCACCTAATCCTATTTTATATGCTGGACCCCCTATCTTAATAACTAACATATCTTCTTTCGGTTCCTCTTTATATAAATCCTTCTCCTCCACTTGTCCAATTCCTGCAGAAAACATAATTGGTTTTAACCATTCATATCTCTCCTTATTTTTCATTGTTATTCCAAAAGAACGCATAAAACCATTCACAATAGGTTCTCCGAATTTATTTCCGTAATCTGATGCTCCATCTGATGCCTTTATTAATATATCCAATGCATCGGTAATTCCTCTATGACCTTTATCAACCTCATAATCTAAATTTATAAAAGGTATATATAAATTTCCTACACAATATCCTGCTACACTTGCCATAACTAATCCACCACGTCCTACACTTTGATTATCACGAATACGACCTCCAACACCGGTATTTGCTCCTGGAAATGGTGCTATACCAGTTGTAAAATTATGTGTTTCTGCTGTTAATACAAAATTGTATTTTTTCTTTTTTAAATCATAATAAGATGCTATATAATTATATGGTATTAATGTTTTTATGTTATATCCCTCTATTACACTTGAATTATCTGAAAATGCAATAATACTATTGGAATTATATTTATTTGTTGATTTTACCATTTTAAATAATGATTCACGCGAACTATTTAAATTTCCATTAAAAAACCAATGCCTAGAATGTTCTGAATTTGATTGTGCTATATCAAACAATTCTACGTTTGTAGGATTTCGTTTTAACTCTTTTTCAAATATACTAGTATAATATTGCAAATCATCTATATCAAATCCCAAATTATATTTATTATTAAAAACTGCTATATCATTCACATAATAAACATTTATATTTTTACATTCAGTATCAGTGAATTTAAAATTATTTTTATATATTTGCTCTAACATGTCGTCATAGACATATATGTCTTGCTTAAAATATGTCATTTCTATATTTAATACTTTATTTGGTCCTACTATTCTCTCTAAAATCATCTGTGCATTTGTTGACCATGCTGATTTAAAATTCTGTTTTGAACCTATTTCTATACAATCATAAGGTATATCTTCTTCGTTTATTATATTATAATCTCTATCTATTAATATATCTTTAAACACCTCTAAACTCGTCTTATCACATATTAAGTAATATTTAGTAATACACTTATTCTTTATAGCAATAACCGAATCTAACATTATACTACTCTAAAATAATATATTTATTACATTTACCAATTTAATAACTCTTTCTTATATACCGAACTAAAACATCCTTTACAACTATTTTTAGATATAATATGATCTAGATGGTGTAATGATAAATATTTTAGTGAATCTATATTTAATTCTTTAGTTAACTCTTCCGGTGTTTTTTTATAAATTAGTAATTCTTCCTTACTCGGTATATCCACTCCAAATTTACATATATCACGGATCGGTGGTGCTGGAATACGAATATGAATTTCTAATGGACAAATTTCCTTTAATTGAGAGATAATTGTCTTAATTACATTTCCTCTTACTATGGTATCATCAACAATAATTAGTTTTTTATTTTTTATATATTTATCATTATAAAAGAACTTTTTCTTGCTTTTTTCTACTCTCTCTTTTTGTGTTGAATAAATAAATGTACGATCTATATTTTCATATTTTTGTATCCATTGATGATACTCTAATTGTAATGTTTCAGCATAACTTTTTGCCGCTATAATTCCTGAATCTGGAATTCCTATAACAATATAGTCTTTAAGATAAAAATCAGTCATATCATCTCTAGCTAAATAAATACCTAATTGCTGTCTTACTTGATTTACATTTAATGTATCTACTATGCTATTCGGTCTTAAAAAATAAATGAATTCAAAAGAACATATATTATGATACGTCTTTTTAGAATTATAAATATTTGTTACACCGTGTTTATTGATTTTATATATTTGTCCTGGATTAATATTTGTATATAAATTAAATCGGTGAAATGCTGAACTCTCTGATGATATACAATAATCATTATCTTTAAATCCTATACATAATGGACGAACACCATAACAATCTCGCAAAGCATAAATACCTTCATTTGTTAATATAGTCAAGCAATAAACACCTGGAATACTTTTTAATAAATTTACCAAGATATTTTTCCATGTTGTATTTTCATTTTTACTAATAAAATCAACTATATATTGTGTGTCAAAACTATTTTCATCTAAATTAGCTATATTACCATTATGTGCTAATGCAAATGTTCCTAATAATGAATGTCTTGAATTTAATGGTTGCAAATGATTTAAATTATTTGTATTTCCTGAAGTACGATATCTTACATGTCCTATAGAGTAATAAGTATTAATTAATGATGTTTCTTCATATTCAGCATGAAAAAAATCTTTAACCATTCCCATTCCCTTTAATGTTATTATCTTTTCTTTATCATCTAAAAATGAAATTCCGCATCCATCTTGTCCACGATGTTGTAATAATTTAAGACCTTCTATCGTATAATTATAATTCTTATTTGAACTTTTCTTTGTGTATGTAGCAAATAATCCACATGCTTCATTCATATAAATATTATATTTATATTAATTATAATGAGTAGAACCCAGAAAAAAATATCTAAAAAAGAGATAAAAACATATAAAAAATATAGAAAATCATCTAAAAACGAGAGAAAAACATATAAAAAATATGGAAAAACATATAAAAAAGGCGGAAATAAATTCACAAAAGGCAAAAAAAAAGAAGATAAAAGACATCACCCTTATAAAAAAAATCCAACAAGTAATACCCATATTAAAAGTAATTTAGGTAGCGATACTCGTAATGAATTAGTTCAATCCTTTAGAAAAAATAATATGGATAATTATAAAAAAATAGTTTTTAAAATTAGAGATGATCCTATAACTAGAAAAGAATTCTTTAACCATATTAATCGTAAAATTGATACATTTAGTCCTAATACTATTAAAGCATTAAAACAGGCATATATATGGTTACAAGAAGATGCCGTTCCAGAAACTATGAGTAATGCCAGTAATTGGAAACTTATTGTAGAAAATAATAATTAAATTACTTTTCTATATTTATCTATTTATCTATCTCGTATTTTTATAATTTAAAAAATTGAATATAAAAATACAATTATTAATAATAGCATATTCACATCATGACGTCTTCAACTAAAAAAATCGGGTTGGCTAAACAATATAAGAAGCTAACCGATAAGGAGCATATATTACAAGCTCCTGATACTTATATTGGTTCTATTGAACAAGATGAAACAAATAACTGGATATTTGAAGATAACCGTATTATTAATAAATCGTATAAATGGATACCTGGATTATATAAATGTTTTGATGAGGGTATTGTTAATGCACGAGATCATTATATACGAATGAAAATTAATAATGGTGAATATCCTGTAAAATCTATTGAAATCACTATTGATAAAGAAACCGGAATGATTACTATTCAAAATGATGGCAATGGTATTGATGTAGAAAAACATCCAGAACATAATATTTGGATACCAGAAATGATTTTCGGTCATCTTAGGACTTCTACAAATTATAATAAAAATGACAAAAAAATTGTTGGAGGAAAAAATGGTTTCGGTTTCAAACTTGTTCTTATCTATTCTACTTATGGTAAAATAGAAACTATTGATCATGTACGTGGTTTAAAATACATTCAAGAATTCAAAGATAACTTGAATGAAATTTGTAAACCAAGTATTACTAAGACCAAGGTTAAACCTTATACTAAGGTATCATTTATACCAGATTATAAACGTTTCGGTATAGAATCACTTAGTAATGATATGATACAACTATTTACAAAGCGTATTTATGATATTGCTGCTGTTACAGATAAAAATGTGCGTGTAAAATTAAATAAAGAAATTATTCCTGTAAGGTCATTTGAGAACTATATTGACCTATATATTGGAAATGACCATAATGAACAGAAACGTATATATGAATCAGCAAATGAACGATGGGAATACGCGGTTTGTTTATCTCCTAATGATGAATTTCTACAGGTATCATTTGTTAATGGTATTAATACCGGAAAAGGAGGAAAACATGTGGAATATATATTAAATCAAATCATAAGAAAATTAACTGCATATATTGAGAAAAAGAAAAAGGTAAAAGTTAAGAGCACCACGATTAAAGAACAACTTATGCTCTTTATTAATTGTGTTGTTGAAAATCCTTCTTTTGATAGTCAAACTAAGGATTATATGAATACCGCAATAACAAAGTTCGGTTCGTCTTGTGTGGTTAGTGATAAATTCATTGACAAATTAGCAAAGATTGGTGTTATGCAACAAGCTTTATCTTTAAACGAGGTTAAACAGAATAAAGACGCAAAGAAAACCGATGGTAAAAAAACCAAATCAATAAAGGGTATTCCTAAGTTGATTGATGCTAATTATGCAGGTGGTAATCAATCTCATAAATGTACGCTTATTCTTTGTGAAGGAGATTCAGCTAAATCTGGTATTGTATCTGGATTATCAAAAGAAGATAGAAACTTTTATGGAGTTTATCCTTTAAAAGGTAAACTTATGAATGTTAATGATAGTAGTATAGATAAAATCGGAAAAAATAATGAAATTAATGATATCAAAAAAATAATTGGTCTTGAAAATAATAAAAATTATGATGAAGAAAGTATTAAAAATCTCAGATATGGAAAAATCGTTTTTATGACTGACCAAGATTTAGACGGTAGTCATATTAAAGGATTAGGTGTTAATTTATTTCATAGTCAATGGCATGATTTATTTAAAGCAGAATCATTCATTGGGTTTATGAATACACCTATTCTAAAAGCAACAAAAAGTAATCAAGAATTATCATTCTATAATGAAGCAACATACAATTCGTGGAAAAACGAAAATGATGCAAAAGGATGGAATATCAAATATTATAAGGGATTAGGAACAAGCACTTCTAAGGAATTCAAAGAATATTTTAAAAAAAAGAAAATGATAGAATTCAATTATAAGGGTACTACATGTGATAATGCTATTGATTTAGTATTTAACAAATCAAGAGCAGATGATAGAAAAGTGTGGTTATCAGAATACAATAAAGAACGAGTATTAAGCACTGATGTATTATGTGTATCATACGATCATTTTGTAAATGATGAATTTATTCATTTTTCAAAATACGATTGTGAACGTTCTATTCCCAACTTAATGGACGGTTTAAAAACAAGTCAAAGAAAAATCCTATTTTCAGCATTTAAAAGAAATTTAAATAAAGAAATTAAGGTAGCACAATTCTCTGGTTATGTATCTGAACATTCCATGTATCATCATGGTGAAGCCAGTTTTAATAAAGCAATTGTTGGAATGGCACAAAATTTTGTTGGCTCTAATAACATTAATCTATTACTACCAAATGGACAATTTGGTACACGTTTATTAGGAGGTAAAGATTCAGCATCTGAAAGATATATCTTTACTCAACTGAATAAGATCACATCTAAAATATTTATTGATATTGATCAATCAATTTTGAATTATTTGAAGGATGATGGAACAATAGTTGAACCTGAATATTATTTACCTATTATTCCGGTAATATTAGTTAATGGTTCAAAAGGAATTGGAACTGGATTTAGTACTGAAATTATAAATTATAATCCGATGGATCTTATACAATATATTAAATCTATATTAATGAATGAGACACTTCCCACACTTCTACCTTATTATAATAACTTTCGTGGTGATATTATTAAGATTGATGACTATAAATATTTATTTAAAGGGAAATATACAAAAATAAAAAATAATGTTGTGCGTATTACTGAATTACCTATTGGTATATGGACACAAGATTATAAAGAACATTTGGAATTTCTTATGGAACATACAGATAAAAAAGGTAAGAAGAAGGATATTTATATTAAAGATTATAATGATATGAGTACAGATTTATTAGTTGACATTAATATAACATTACCAAATAACATATTGGAAAAATTATTAACAAAACCGGTACAATATGGATGCAACGAATTTGAGAAGATATTTAACCTTTATACTACGCGCTCAACAAGTAACATGCATTTATTTGATCATAAACAACAATTAAAAAAATACAATACGATTGAAGATATTATTACAGAATTCTATCCTATTCGTTTAAAAGCATATCAAACACGAAAAGAATTTATAATAAAAAAATTAGAAAAAGAAATGATGATATTGTATAATAAAGCACGATTTATTGAGGAACAATGTAATAATACCATTGATTTAAGAAATAAGAAGAAAGATGTTGTACAAAAATTATTAGAGAATTATAAATATGATAAATGTGATGATGATAATGATTATAAGTATTTAATACAAATGCCTATATCTTCATTGATTGAAGAAAACATTGATAAATTAAGAAATGAAAGAGATAATAAACGTAAAGGATTGAATAGTATTAAGAAGACAAGTATTCAACAATTATGGTTAAAAGAATTAACTGAATTAGAGAATATTCTTAATAAGAACTAATCATTGAACAATTCTTTAATATCATTATTATTAGCCAAATCTTTTATTATTTTATTATTATTTTTTATTTGTTCTTCATCTGTAGAACCTCCCATAATATTTCGTACTATATTCATGAATTCTAAATCCTTTTCTTCATTTTCTCTCCAATTCGGATTAGCTTTTCTCCATTCATCCATGTATTTTATTTGTTTATGTGTTACTTTCCAAATGCTTTCTAATATTTTTTTATATTCATTATCCTTTTTCCACTTACCATCCTTAACATAAAAATTCATACGTTTCTTGTCACTGCAATAAATAGGTCGTTCTGTTTTATCTAATATACTAAGATTCTTTTGGAATATATTACTAATAGCCTTTGGATAACCATTGTTCTTTGAATAGAAAAGATCATCCATCGTAATATTTATATTATTTAAAAAATCTGGAAAATCAATAGTATTCGCACAATGTTCATTAAGATATACATGATAGTTAATATTATTATTATTACCCATTATAGATGGTTTCTTTGCTAATTCAAAAAATATTTCTTCTCTCTTTTCATTACTTGTCATCATGGTCTTAAGTGTATCATGAAACTCCTTGATTTGTTCTTGTTGATTGGTTATCATATCTTGTTGATTGGTTATCATATCTTTTTGATTTGTTATCATATCTTGATGTGATAATAATATTTCAGTTAGTTTTTCAACATTATTATTAGTGTTTAAAAATATGTTATTATCGTCTTCTTTTTTACATTTTTTTATATGCTTCCACAAACCACTTTTGGTATCATATGACTTATTACAAATATTACAAATATTGAATTTTGCAACTTTTTCATTTCCAAAATTTCCATTTATTTCCAAATCATTATTTCTGTGTTTTTGTGTTAATAAATGTTTATTATAATTATTTAAATTAGACGTTGAATAGTAACATATATTACAAATATATTTTTTTGCAACTTTTTGCAACTTTTTTATTTCCATTGTTGTATAAAATGGAAATAAAAAAGTTGCTAAATAATTTACTAAATTTATCTATTTTTTCCGTTTTTTTGTGACCATAATTTACACCTTAATTTTTCACATGTTTTTTTATTTTTAGAGCATTATGATCACAAGTGCTCGAAAAACGCTGTTTTTTATTCTTTTCTGGGATCTGAAAAATGGACATGTCCAATTTTCTATTTCGAACCACTTTCGGGAATTTAGTTGTTACTGTACTTTTTACCTGTGTTTAAGAGAAGTATAATATTATGATAAATGGTAAGGAAGCAAAAAAAAAGGAAAATACCAGTCACAAAATATTCTAATAATAAATCTACTAATCAGAAAATTAATCAGAAAAAAGTTCTTTAATATCATTGTTAATTGCCAATTCTTTTATTATTTTATTCTTATTTTTTATTTGTTCCTCATCGGTAGAACCACCCATAATATTACGAACAATATTCATAAATTCTAAATCCTTTTCTTCGTTTTCTCTCCAATTTGGATTGGCTTTTCTCCATTCATCCATGTATTTTATTTGTTTATGTGTTACTTTCCATATACCTTCCAATAATTTTTTATATTCTTTATCTTTTTCCCATTTACCATCCTTAACATAAAAATTCATACGTTTAATATCACTACAATGAATTGGTCTTTCATATTTATCCAAAACACTTAAATTCTTCTGAAAAATATGACTTATAGCTTTTGAATATCCATTATTTTTTGAATAAAAAAGATCTTCCATAGAAATACTCAGATTATTTAAAAAATCTGGAAAATCAATAGCATTTGCACAATGTTCATTAAGATAAACATGATAATTTATGTTATTATGACTATTTATATTATTATTATTATTATTACCCATTATAGATGGTTTCTTGGCTAACTCTAAGAATACTTCTTCTCTCTTTTCAGTACTAGCCATCATATATTTTAATGTCTCGTGAAAATCTTTTATTTGTGCTTGTTGTGTTGTTATCATATCTTGTTGTGTTAATACTATATCAGTAAGTTTTTCAACATATATATTATTATTTTTAACCACTATTTCTCTATGGTCTTCTTTTTTACAATTTTTCATATGCTTCCAGAGACCACTATATGTCTTGTATGTTTTATTACAATTATTACAAATAATTATTTTGGAACTTTTTTTATTTCCATTATTTCCATTTAGTTCCAAATCAGTATTTTTGTGTTTTAGGGTTGATAAATGTCTGGATAGTTGACTTTTTCTAGACGTTGAATAGTTACAAATATTACAATTATGAATTTTGGAACTTTTGGAACCAAAAATCATTTCCATTAGTTCTTAATATGGAAATAGAAAAAGTTCCTAAATACTTTACGCGAATTATTTATTTTACCTTTTTTTTGTTACCATAATTTACACCATATTTTTTGTGTTGTTTTTCCCATTTTAGAGCATTATGCTCACAAGTGCTCGAAAAACGCTGTTTTTAATTCTTTTCTCAGATATTGAAAATGGACATGTCCAATTTTCTATTTCGAACCACTTTTGGGTATTTAGTTGTTACTGTACTTTTTTACCTGTTTTTAAGAGAAGTATAATATTATGATAAATGGTAAGGAAGGAAAAAATACGAAAATACCAGTCACAAAATTACAAATTTATAAAAGATTTCATATATAAATTAATAAGTTAGAACCATGGTTCTAGTTCTAATGTCTTAGTACCCTTAGTGGAGATGTAAGCTGGTCTATCAATAGGCATAGCCATGGTACTTACATCTTTTGCATATTTGATGTAACTAGTTAATTCACTTAATACCTTAGGAACACAATAAGATAATACTTTATTATTGAGTGCATTTATTTGTTCTTTAATATTTTTAGGTAAGTTAGCAGAAAATTGTAAGAATGTACTTCTCATAATAATTTTTAAAGTATCTTCGTTTTGATTACTAATGAGTTTATTTGTTTGGTTATATACTCTTTTGCGAATAGCATTTTGAAGAATAATAATGTTATCTTTAGAAAAAAATGTTTGTGATAAAATAGTATTATTCCAATTACCAGTTAAAGCATCTTTATAACTAGACATTTTATCATTGACCGGTATTTTATCACTTAAAAAAAATGGTGCACAGGATTTGTTCATTATATCTACTCTCCCATTCATTTATATATTAATCCTATAGAAAAAATTATATTATAATAATTTATAGAATGAATTTTCAAAAGATTATTTTAATTATTGCAACAATCATATTAGTATTTTCTTTATTAACAATAGGTCTTCTTATTCGTAGTTCTAAAACTGATTTAGTATTTCCACCTATGATTGGTCAATGTCCCGATTATTGGAAAGAAATCTCTAATAATGTATGTAAAAATGTATTAAATCTTGGTAAAATGACATGTGACCATGTTAAAGATTTTAGTGGTTCAGAATATCAAGGTAAACAAGGAACTATTGAAAAATGTAATTGGGCTAAATCATGCGATTTAGTATGGGATGGTGTTACTGATAAATGCTAATCTTATATTTTTCTAAAGTATATTATTAGCGATTAAGTTATACTTTACTATAAATTTAATATAGTAAAGTATAATAAAAAATGTTTCATAAATATAAATAAAAAATAATGAATAATGAACTTAATATGAAATTATTAGATATATTACCTAATGAAATATTAACAATAATATGGTCTTATATAAATATAAAACAAAAAATATGGGTTAACAAGGTTTATTTTGAAAAATATCATAAATTAATTATACCTGAAATACCTCGCTTTAATAGTTATATGCATTTTATCATAAGAAATAAATATGATTATTTATTCAACATTATGGTTAAAGATAATCATAAATTATGGTTAAACAAGAAGAAATGGCCATATAAAGAATTGATATTCAATAATTATTTGGATTATCTACTATATTTATGTAATAAATCAAATGCGTCTAAATTAAAAGAAACACTAGCAAACTATAGTAAAAGTAATATTAATGCGAATAAATATAAAATAAAGCGGACAAATTATAATAGATGGACAAATTAAACCTAATAAAAATATTAGAGAGAGAAACTATCAAGAATCAAATAATAGATTTTTTAAATGTATTTAATGCAAATAAACATGATTTATCTATTATAAGAGGTATATATTTATATGGTGCACCTGGTATAGGAAAAACCGAATTTATAAAAGAAATTTTAATTACTATTAATGTAGATATGGTGTATTATGATGCAAGTGATATAAGAAACAAAAATATTATTAACAATATAACTAATAATAATATGTCTGATACTAATATTCTTAGTATGTTTCATAAAAAAACAAAGAAAATAGTAATAGTTATGGACGAAGTTGATGGTATGAACAATGGTGACAAAGGAGGTATTAATAATTTAATTAAGGTTATACGTCCTAAAAAAACAAAAAAACAAAAAAAAGAAGAGTACACCATAAATCCTATTATTTGTATCAGTAATTATAATGTGGATAAAAAAATTAAAGAATTAAAGAAGAATTGTTTATCTATTGAACTTAAAACACCATCTTATAGTCAACTAAAAAATATTGTTAATCTAATTATGCCTAATTTAGAACTTAACTTAAAACAAAATATTTTAAAATATATCAATGGTGATTTAAGAAAATTAGTTACCACTTATGATATTTACAATAATCAGCAAAATATTTTAAAAAATCAGTTAGTTCAAAATATTTTCAAAACAAAAACGTTTAATGATGATACAAAGGAAATTACAAAAAAATTAATCAATAATCGTTATAATATAGATGATCATAATACACTATTAAATGATACAGATAGAACTAGTGTTGCCTTGTTATTTCATGAAAATATAATTGATGTTTTACAAAAGCGTGATAAAAAAGAGGCTATTCAATTATATTTACAATTTCTTAATAATATATGTTTTGCAGATTATATAGATCGTATTACTTTTCAAAAGCAAATATGGATATTTAATGAAATGAGTTCTCTCCTTAAAACATTTAAGAACAACAAATTAATTCACGATGAAATTCAAAACATTAAGTATAATCCATCAGATGTACGTTTTACAAAGGTATTAACAAAATATTCTACGGAATACAATAACAATGTATTTATTCAAATGTTATGTCAACAATTAACTATGGATAAAAAAGACCTGTATTATTTCTTTCTGAAAACCAAAGAGGAATTTGTTTTACAAGATATTTATGAATATATGGATAATTATGATATTAATAAATTAGATGTTAATCGTATGTTTCGTTTATTAGAATAGTTAGTTGTTAGAATAAAAATTAGAGAAATACTATGAAGTCATATAAAAATTCAATAATTCTTTATCTTTAATAAACCGTTTAGGTGTAAGATTGGTTTCTCTTACATAAGTAGGATGAGCATTTACTAACAATTTCTTTTTATCAAATGTATTATAATCATGAGAGAAAACTAAGATACTTTTATAACTATCTAATTGTATGAAGGGTATTGTATAATCTTTTAAAAATTTCTTTTCTTCGGCTACTTCCGCTTCATCATCATAACATGTCTGTAGAAGTAGTTTTTTTTTAAAAGCAAATGTACCAGCAGTTGCATGACGAGGTCCATATGGTCCAAAAGCATATATTTTCTTAAGATCTTTAAAATAAATATGAAGACGACTACTTCCTGCTGCTAATACTTCAAAAGAACTGCGAAGTTTGTTAACAGCTTCATTTACACGATCGGGAGGATAATAATCATCATCATCCATATAAACAATAATTTCACCTTTACATTTTTCATGCATAACATTTCTTTTTTTTCCTAATTTCATTTTTTCCTCATAACGAAAGTATTTTACACATTCTACATCTTTAAATAAATCTTCAACTGAATCCTTTCCATCATCTATAATAATCCATTCCATAAGTTGTTTAGGATAAGTTTGTTGTTTAAAAGCTTTAATAAGAGAAGGTATAAAATAACGCCTGTTATAAGTAGGTGTGCAAACACTTACAAAAGGTTTACCTACTATTGATACTTTCTTTTCTTTCTTTTTTCCCATAATAATATTCAAATTTAACAATATATATTTAAATATTATTTACAAATTATTTTGTTATATGTCACATCATCCTTTGATATTATTATCTTCAAATGTGTAAATAAATTAGAATAATGTAGGAATATACATAATAGCAACCATAATTAACATACCAAGTCCAACATAACTATTAAGATTATTATATGCATTTGCTGTAATCATTAATCCTAACATGAGAAAGATAAGATTACTATGTTGATTAATGGTGCTTCTTAAATGGTCTCTTCCGTTTGAAGTGAATAGTGGAGTAATAAAAAAGAGAGAAAATAAAAGAGCTTGTAAAGAAGCATTTACACTACTGATAATCCATAAAGGACCAAAAATAGCACATAAAACAGTAAGTATAATACCGGTTATATCACTTTGAAGAGAACCATATAGAGTAGTACAAAATCCAATAACATTACTAACCAACCATCCAAGAATAATAATTAAAGGTCCAAGAATAAGTTGTCCAGTAGATCCAAGGTTTTTAGAAAAATCAAGAATCTTTCTAAATATTGCTCGTGATGATGACCAAGATGTTGCCATCATTTGTCCAAACCAATAACCAACGGAGTTAGTATCTTTTAAATCATAAGGAAATCCGTAATTATATTTATAATCAGTAAAGGGATTACCACCAAACATAGTTCCAACACGTTTTTCAAATGATGACATTTTAGGTATCTTAGAATAAGGAGGAATATTTATATTAGTAGGTATGGAAGATTCATTATTTTTAAACATAGTAATATAAGAAAAATTAGAACCTAAAACAACCCAAATTGCAATATGGATAATATTATAGATAAATACAACAAAAAATCGTTTATAATCGTTTTTAGCTGAGTCTTCTTTTTTTGATTTATTATTAGTTTTTTTACTATTCTTATCAAGTTTTACCATTATATATTAATTCTATAATAATTTTATTTAAAAATATATTTAGAAAGTATTTATTCTAAATTTAAAAAATATAAGTAATATTTATATGAATAATATGTTAGTAACAGGAATTATTCTTACTATGATTATTTTAATTGTATTATGTTTTGTTAATAATAAAAGTATAAAAGAAGCATTAACAACATCAACTCCGCCAACAAAAATTATTCCTTCAAAAACAACTATATTAACATCTGTTACTGGCCGTAAGAAAATCGGCTGTTTTAGTATAACTTTTTTTAATCAAAATAATAAAAAAATTGGAGGCTTTGACGAGAACTTTCCAGAAACCACCGACATCCTGCACCTACTAAATCTTCCGTCGACTATTAAATCATATGAAACAGTAACTCCTGATATATTATCATCATATACAATACAATGTTCTTGTAAGGGAAGTCCACCAGATATTTATTTTGTTAAAATACAGACTGAAGAAGAGGGTACACTTCTTACATATAATAATGATACTAAACTGTGTAGAAATTATAAAATACTTGAACCTTATACGTTACCACTTGCTACATCACCAAAGCCTCCTCCTCCTCCTCCCACTCCCACTCCCGATAAACCAGTACCTACTCCATCCAACCCTACGCTTCATTACTTAGGGCCCGGTTGGGAACAATGTGGTAGAACCAGACAGAGTTATACCCAACCGATAGACGACCTAACAACCATGAATTATAACCAATATAACCTAGGTGTTCCCGTTTCCAAATGGGGATGTGACAACCTACCACCAAACCCTCCATTGGTTCGCATAAGGCAAAGTGTGTCTAATGCAGGAC